ACGTGATCGAGGACTTCACTGGCGGCGGGCGTATCCTCCGAGAGCACTTCCCTGGCGCTGCCGTTTCCGGAGGTGGACGGTGGTGGGCAGGTAGACTGTCGAGGTCCGGAGGTCACGAATGACAAACTACGCAACGCTCGCTCAGGTCAAGGGCGCGCTCCGCATCACCGATGCCATTGACGACGCGCTGCTCAACACCGCGATCGGTGCTGCGTCGCGCTTCGTCGACTCCTACTGCGACCGTTCCTTCGGCAAGTCCACTGCGGTCCGGGACTATGTTCCGACCGGGCGGATGGACGCGCTGATCGTGGACGACGTGTCGGTGGTCACCGCCGTCAAGATCGACGAGGACCTGGATCGGACGTTTGGGACGACGCTTCGGCCTATCGACTTTCAGTTGGAGCCGGTGAACCAGCGGGCTGCCGGTCAGGAGGACTGGCCGTACGTGAGGATCCGTCCGCAGGAGGAGGGGTACTGGCCGATCGCGCTGGAGCGTCGGGCGACTGTCCGGGTCGAGGGGACGTTCGGCTGGGATGCAATTCCCGATCCTGTGCGTGAGGCGACGATCCTGCAGGCGTCGCGGCTGTTCACCCGCCTGGACTCCCCGCTCGGTATCGCTGGCTTCGGGGACATGGGTGGGATGCGCGTGTCTTTCAAGGGCGACCCGGACGTCATGATGCTGCTCGCAGCGTTCCGTCGCGTGAGATTCTAATGGCATCTGTCTCTGCGATCCGGGCGGGCATCGCTGCGAACCTGGCAAGCATCAGCGGGCTCCGGGTCTCGGCAACGATGCTCGATGCGCCTCGTCCCCCGGTGGCGATGGTCTTTCCTGACAGCATCGAGTTCGATCTGAACGCAAACCGGGGCGCAGATACTTTCACGTTCGTCGTCTCTGTCCTGGTTGGGCGCGCAGATGACCGGACTGCTCAGAATCGTGCAGACAGTTTTGTGGTCGGTCCGTCCTCTGTCAAGACTGCTATCGAGTCTGATCGCACGCTTGGCGGTGTGGCCGACACTTGCCGTGTAACATCGATGCGGAACTACTCGCAGGTTTCTATTGGCGAGACGCTGTATCTTGGAGTTGACTTCGAGGTAGAGGTGGTGGCATGAGGTATGTAGTCTTGAGCGACCGTTTGGGCTGGCCTCGGGGGACCGAGGTAGACGAAGGCAACCTTTCAGGTAACATCGCAGTGCTTGTCCAGGCCGGGCACGTCGCTCTGGTCGCGGACGAACCGAAGGGCAAGACGAAGGCAAAGTTGGAGCCGGTGCAGCCGGACCCCGTTGACGACGATTCGGCTGAGCAGCCGGAGGAGCAAGACTAATGGCGCGTACCGTGCTGACGAACGTTCATGTCAAGGTTGGTGGCGTAGACTTTTCGGACTACATCAACTCCATCGAGTTCAACGATGAGGCTGAGGAGATCGAGACGACTGCGTTCGGTGACACTGGCCGCACCCGTGTCGGCGGTCTGCGCGATCAGTCCGTGTCTCTGGACTTCCACCAGAACTTCGACCCGGCTGAGGTCGACGCAACCATCGGGGCGCTTGTCGGCGGCACCGCTGCCATCGAGTTTCTCCCGAAGGGCTCTGCTGTCGGCACCGCAAACCCCAAGTTCTCCGGCTCTGTCCTGGTGACCGAGTGGGGCTTCGGCGGCGGCGTTGGCGAGTTGGCGACGAAGTCGGTGACCTGGCCCGTGGACGGTGTGCTCACTCGTGGCACTGCCTGATCTTTCAAACTAAATAGGAGCAGTCATGTTCGGTCTTGTCCTGCGCGTTGTCACTGCCGATGGTGCCGACGAGGTCCCCGTGACACCGAGAGTGATCGTCGCGTTCGAGCGAGAGTTTCAGACCGGGCTCGGTCGCGCGTTTCAGTCAGACCAGAAGGCTGAGCATATGTTTTGGCTTGGCTGGAAGGCTTCGGCAACCAAGAAGGGCTTCGACGCTTGGCTTGACACGCTGATCGATGTTCAGATCGTCGAGTCGACTGAACTCCCTTTACTCGAGACTCCATGACCTGGCTCGTGGCGAGCGTTGCCATCGCGACGAGCATCCCGCCACAGTTTCTCATGGAGGACAGTCACATGCTGAAGGCGATGATCGCCGTCCTGCATGAGCGGGAGCGTGAGGCGAAGCGTCGTGGCTAGTCGGGGGCGCATCGAGGTCCAGGGCGTCAAGGTTATTACTCGGCGTTTGAAGCAGATGGACGACGGGACTCGCAAGGAACTAAAGTCGATCTACATTCAGTCTGCGAACGTCGTGTTCCGCAACGCAATGCCTCGGGTGCCTGTCCGGTCCGGCCGGCTCAAGTCGACGATGCGCGTCAGTTCGACTGTGCGGTCGGGCTCTGTTCGCGCTGGTGGGAAGCGCTCGGCGCCGTATGCGGGCCCGATCCACTTCGGGTGGGCCACTCGTCCGAACCTGGGCAGGTCTTGGTATGGCGGACCGATCCGTCCGAATCCTTTCTTGTACTCTGCTCTGGATGATCGGCGCGAGCAGGTCGAAGAGATGTTCGCTCGGGGTGTTCACAAGGCTGCAAAGAAGGCGCGGCTCAGCCCGCAGTAAGGACCGAGGTGGCGAAGAAGCGTTCGAGCGTCATATCGGTCCTGATCACTGGCGACTCCAAGCAACTTTCTGGCGCCGTTGACGAGGCGAACGGGCGGCTCTCGAAGTTGGGCGGCGCTATCGGCGCGGCTGCGAAGGCGGTCGCTGCCGGCGCTGCTCTGATCGGCGCTGTCGCTGTCCGGGAGTTTGCCAAGTTCGATGGCGCCATGCAGAAGTCCGTTGCCATCATGGGCGACGTTTCGGACGCTCTGCGCGACGACATGGCGAAGGCTGCGCGTGAGGTCGCCAAGACGACGACGTTCTCGGCGGAGCAGGCTGCGGAGTCTTACTTCTTTCTCGCTTCGGCGGGCTTGGATGCTGCGGCTTCGATCGCGGCGATGCCGAAGGTTGCGGCGTTCGCTCAGGCTGGGATGTTCGACATGGCTCGGGCCACCGACCTGCTGACTGACGCGCAGTCCGCTCTTGGCATGGTGATCCGCGATGATGCTGTAGCGAACATGGAGCAGATGGTTCGACTGTCCGACGTGCTTGTCAAGGCAAACACGCTTGCAAACGCTTCCGTTGAGCAGTTCTCATCCGCGCTTACGACGAAGGCTGGCGCTGCGCTTCGTGCACTGAACAAGGACATGGAGGAAGGCGTCGCCGTCCTCGCTGCCTTTGCGGATCAGGGAATCAAGGGCGAGTTGGCAGGCACGCAGTTTGCGATCGTGCTCCGTGACCTGACGACTCGGGCGATCAAGAACAAGGACGAGTTCAAGGCCTTCGGGCTGGAGGTGTTTGACTCGCAAGGCAAGATGCGGAACATGGCTGACATTGTCGGTCAGTTGGAGTCCGGCCTCGACGGTATGTCTGACGAGTTGCAGAAGGCGACGCTGCTTCAGTTGGGCTTCTCGGACAAGTCGCTGGGTGCTCTCATGGCCCTCATGGGAACGTCGGAGCAGATTCGGGAGTACGAGAAGGCGCTGCGTGACGCTGCCGGGACGACCGACGATATTGCGAACAAGCAGTTGCAGACGTTCTCTGCTCAGTTGGACTTACTCAAGTCGCTGTTCGCGGATGTGGCTATCGAGATCGGTAGTGCGCTTGTCCCTGCGCTGGGCAGGATCGTAAGTTGGATTCAGTCGAATGGCCCACGCATCGCGGTCTTTGCTGAGGATGCTGGGGAGAAGATCGGCGCGTTCATCACCAAGGTTGGGGAGAAGACGCAGGAGTTTAAGACGTTCTTTGACACGCGCATCAAGCAGCCTGCGAACGACGCACGGCAAGCGATCATGGACTTTGCTGACCGTGCTGGCGCGCGGCTCAGCATCATGCAGCAGACGTTCGAACCCTTCCTCATGGCGTTCGTCAACTTCTTTAAGGACATTCGCTACTTGATTCAGCGTCCGGAGCAGATGGGCGAGGAGTTTGCGATCGCGTTGGGCAACCTGATACGCATCGGACTGTTTCAGTTGCAGGCGTTGAAGGGTGAAGTTACTGCTGCGATTAGCAGCCTGATCGAGGACATCGATTGGTATGGAATCGGTCAGCGCTCTGTCGCAGCACTGATTCAGTTCGGCCTCGGCTTCGGTGTGGCGTTCCTCAACTTTGAATGGTTTGCTCCGGTGTTCGCAACGATCCGGGACAACTTCGGCAAGATAATCCTCGCTGCCATCGGCATCGCACTGCTGCCTGCGAAGGTCGCCGGCGGGCTAATCAAGATCCTGGCCAAGATTCCGCTGGTCGGCAAGTTGCTCGGCTTCCTCGTCAAGGGACTGCAGATCGTCGGCAACAAGATTAAGGAAGCGTTCAGCCTTTTCTTCCAGGCGTTCGGTCAGGCGTTTGGGAACGCGCTGGGCAAGATCGGTCCGGGCGTGATCAGTCGCTTCGTCACGTTCCTGCGCGGTCTGCCCGCCGCACTGCGCAGCGCCTTCGATGACCTGCTCGTCAACACTGGGATCGGCTTCGGCAGGTTCGGCACCGCTGTCGGCAACGCTGTAGCGAAACTGATCTTGAAGTTCCGGGAACTCATGGCCTTCCTGCTTCGTCCGTTCAAGGAGTTCGGCAAGACGCTGGGGGACGATCTGTTCCTGCTCGGCAAGAACGTGATCGACGCGCTGATCCGTGGCATTGGTTCTATGGCTGGCGCGCTGGGTCGGGCCGTCCGGAACATTGGCACGGGGATGCGGGACACGCTTTCCAAACTTTGGAAGATCAGCAGCCCGTCGAAGGTGTTCATGGGCATCGGTGAGGACGCGATGCAGGGGCTGGCAGTTGGGCTCGCTGGGTCGGATCGGATGCTTCGGCAGTTGACTGCTGGAATCGGTGAGAGTGCAATTCCGACGATCGATGTCGCTGGCGCTCGGGGTGGGCAGGGCCAGACCGTAGTGAATGTGACGGTGACGTCGGCTGATCCGCAGGCCGTCGTCGAGGCGATCCGCAGGTACACGCGAGCCAACGGTCCGCTCGGGCAGGTGGTCAGCGTATGACCGTGCTCCGGGTCGAGTATGGGAAGGCGGTCCTGTTTCAGTTGGACTCTCAGGAGTTCGGCCAACTTGACGTGAACCTGCTCGGCATCGGTGAGGACCTGATCGACGTGTCCGACCGGGTCGTCTCCCTGTCGGTCAGCCGGGGCCGTCAGGACGCGCTCGAGCCCGTCCGCTCTGGCCAGGCCTCGGTGGCGCTGCGCAACTTGGACGGCGCCCTGGACCCGCTCAACGAGTCGTCGCCCCTGTTCCCTGGCGTGGAGCCCGCCCGCTCGCTCAACATCTATGCGGACAACGTTCAGGTCTTTGCCGGCCTGGTCGAGGACATCGCGCTCGACTTCACTTCGGGCGGGGATGCCACCGTCCAGATCGCGGCCTCCGACAACCTGTCGATCCTCGCTCTGGCCGAGTTCCCTCCGGCTGGGCTTGCCGTCGTCGAGGAGGACTCGGGCGATCGGGTGCAGACTGTCCTGGACTCCGATGCTCGGTACTGGCCGGCTGGGATCGACATTGAGGCTGGCGACTCGATCCTGGCCTCGGGGACTGCGGACGGGAACGTCCTGCAGTACCTGAACACTGTGGCCATCTCCGAAGGCGGGACGCTGTTCGTCGGGCGCGATGGAGACCTGGTGTTCCGCAACCGGCTGTTCGCGGTGACGCAGACGCCTGTGGTCCTCTCCGACGACGGGGCAGATATCGACTATGAGGCGCTGGTACGTCAGACCTCTGGGGAGTCCCTGCGCACTGTGGCCTTCGGTGAGCGGGAGGGCACCAGGATCGAGCGGGAGAACACTCTCGGTCTGCTCCGCTTCGGCTTCCGCGCTCTGAACCTCGGGGACCTGCTGCTGCGGACGGATCAGGACGTTGAGCAGCGGCTCGACTTCGAACTCACCCTCCGCTCCGTCCCCAAACCCACCGTCCGCGAAGTCACCGTCTCACAGTTACGGCAGACCAACACCGACGTGCTGGGCTTGGAGTTGGGTGACCCGATAGTTGTAGACTTCACCCCACCCAACGTCACACAAGTCACAGAGTCCGGTGTTGTCCTCAACGTCCGGCACGACTTCACCATCGGTGCAGGCTGGCGCACCACCATCGGAATGCAGCCCGCCACCCTCCAAGGCTTTATGATTCTCGACTCAGGTAGACTCGAC